AAATCAGCCACATAAATCGCAGTACAGGAGAGCACTATTATGCCTGGCCCATTTGTTGGTTTGGGAACGACGTTTGAGTTCGAATCGACAGGCAACCCTTCGATTCTGACTGTTCTTGCTGGCGTCGAGTCTGTCACTTTCAGCGGTGACAAGGTTTCGACGGACAAGACGACCACGATGTTGACTACGAACGGCGTCGACACTTACATTGGCTCTACGAAAGAGCCGGGAACTGTGGACATCAAGGGGTTCTATTACCCCGGTGATGCATCGCAGATCGCTATTGAAGCTGTCAAGAATGCCGGTGTGGCTGTGCAGTGTCAAGTGATCTATCCGCTCGGTCTCGGCACAGCGACCTTCTTGGGTATCGTTGAGAACGTGACTCGCGGATTACCGCTGGCAAAAGTTTGCTCGTTGGACATCAAGATCAAAGTCACTGGCGCGATCACGTACTCACAAGGATAATCAACACCTGGGGACAGAAAATGTCCCCACAAGCTGTCTTGTAGGACCAAGGGGGAAGGTGTATGCATACGACTGATATTCAATCTACGGTTACGCCAGAGATCAGGCTGGTAGTTGTAACGGAAGATGCGTCTGGTAATGAAGTCAAGAAGACATGGCGATTAGTGTACGATTACCGCGCTATCGCCAAAGCAGAAGCAGCAACAGGCAGAGACTTGAAGCGGATCACTGCGTGGAAGGACATCAGCTCCGGAAAAGACTTTCCGGCGATAGTTCATGCCGGACTTAACCGTTATCACAAAGACGTGACTCTGGAAGAAGTGATTGACTCTCTTAACCCTATGGCTCAACGACTGTTGAGTGACGAGATTTTCTTTTACATGTTCCCGGGGATGCGGGAAGCAATGGATAAAAAGGCTGATGGTGAAACTGAAAACCCTCAGAAGGCGACTCCAGCCGCCTAGAGGAGCCGCCCAGCACATGGCTTGAATTGTGGGCAGTTGCGCGCTACGACCTGGGGTTGTCTTACGAAGAATTCGGTGAGATTACTCCTGGAATGTTTCATGCACTTTGTGAACGCAAGAGGATCCGCTATAAGTATGAGCGGCTTGCACATGCGATCACAGCGTCAGCGGTCTACAATGTGAACAGGAAGCAAGATTCTCCTGTGATTCAGCCAATGGATTTCATTGTAGAGAAGACGAGAGAGCAAGAGGAGTTAGAAGAGATTAAGAAAGTCATCAAGACTGCGATCACAGCAGCACCTGCCGGAACATCGCGTGAAGTGCTGTTGAAGATGAAAGCGAATGTGATAAAAAGTCTGAATGCTCGCGGCCGCACGGACAGTGAGAAAGTGTTTGACAGTTGTTGGCCGAGCTTGAAAGAGTGATCAAAGTGGGTGATGGCGCAATCGAAATTACTGGACTTGCAGAGCTGCAAGAAGTGCTCTCGGAAGATCGGTTGCGTAGGACTACGAAGCGTTATCTTACTAACATTGAGAAATTGGCAGCTGTGCCAGTTATTGAAGCGATGAAAGCTGCTGTTCCAGATGAGTCCGGAAAGGGCACTGGACACATGGCAGAGACTATTGGCAGCAAGAGCAAATGGCTTACTTCTGCCGATGGCGAGCAGTTGCAAATGAAAATCGGTCCTGGAACAGCACCGTATCCGCAGGGCAAAGCTGCTGACATCATTGCTTTCTTTCTTGAGTTCGGCGCAAACACACGCCTGGGGAAAAACATTTCTGGAAGAGTGCGCTCGCACAAGCGCAAGACAGAAAAGCAGCACGTGCAAGACAACATTCCTGCACTGCATTTCTTGTACGGCGCCTGGATGAGCAGTAAAGATGCCTGTCTCGCAGCTTTCATTGAGGCAGGACAGAATCTCGTTGAAAGATTCAAGGATTAAAAATCATGGCGGTCATCGGCGAGCTTGTTGTAAATTTAAAGGCGCAAACTGCTGAGTTCACAGACTCCCTCGGCAAATCGAATACTCTGCTCGTAGAATTCGGCGACAAGGGTGAAAAAGCCGGCAAGCAGATGGGCTCTTCTTTCGGTGAAGCCCGCGGCGGCCTGATGTTGACCGAGCATCTTCTCGGTGTTCCACTCCCGCGTCACCTGAACAGTCTAATCTCAAAGATTCCGCAAGTCGGTGAGCTGTTCGCGTCGATGCTGCCTGTTGCCGGCGTCGGTATTGCTGTCATGGCCATCGGCAAACTGATTGAAAAACATGAAATGGCGGAAGTTGCCATACGCAAGCACGCAATAGAAATGGAGGGGCTCGGCGCCAAAGAAAAAGAGACCTCTAACAGCATGGACTTGGTGAACCTGAAACTGGATGATCAGATCACTAAATTGAACGGCGGAATTACTAAAAACAGAGTTAAAGAGGCACTGCTTGAGACGGCTATTGCCTCGGAAAGAATGGCGCAGACTCTGACGTCTGACTTCAAAAAGGTAGACGAGGAGGTTGAAACGTCTACTGCCTTTTTCGGGAGAATGAAAAGCAGCGCACTTGAGTTTTATGATGTGCTGTCCGGCGGTACACAAGGTTACAAAGCATCATGGGAGCAAGCTGTGCATGGCGATGCGCAGATGATCGCTGCGAAAACTGAGCTGCACGCTGCACAAAATAAAGTTAACGATGCCGGCAGAATGGCAGATGAGACGGAAAGCCAACAGATTGCTAAGCAGAAAGCTTTGGGTGATGCTCTGCGGGAGAGAGCTGCCGCCGAGGAGAAAGTCGGAAAAGCTACAGGTACACGAAATCCTGAATTGAAGTCCAGCACGGAACTTGATGCATCTGAAGACATTTCAAGGGCTAATGACACCGCTAAAGAAATAATAAGAATACAAAAAACTGTGACGGTAGCACACAAAGAAGACAAGAAAGAGGAGACCGACGCAGCTGAGAGACTTGCTTCCAGTAACAAGAGCATCATCGGTGAGATGAAATCAGCTTGGAATTCCTATTTTGAATTGCAAATGAGCGGGCGTAAAGCAGCTAAAAAATATGGCGAGGAAGCTGCTAAAGAAGATGAGAAAGAAATCTCAAGCATCCGTATGGCGCATGAAGAAATTCAGAAGGAAGCGTCAAACATGGAGGCACTGGCAAAGTCAAAACACGAAGTCTCCATGATTCACATTGAGGATGACGTTCATGAGGGCAAGACATCCAAGATTGATGAGCAGGCCGAGAAGAAAAAGATTCTTGAAAAAGAGCATCAGGACCTTGTCGACGCTCATGCCTCTGACATTGCAGAAGAGCAGCGCTACGTTGATGCACTGAAAGCAGCAGCAAACTCAATGCCTGAGGGTGAAGCAAGAACAAAAGCACTCCATGATGCTGCACAGGCACAAAGTCAGCTGAATGCAGCGACAGCAAAGTACACTGTTGAGTTAGCACACAATGAGTCGGCACAGAAATCATGTGATAATGAAACAAAAAAGTTGCGCGGTGATTTCAAATTGTGGATTACTGAAATGCAACGCGATATGCCGAAGACTGCTGCAATGCTGGAGAAAGACTTTGAACATGCCTTTGATAGTATGAACTCTGCGATGGCGAAGTATCTTGTTGAGGGTAAGAACTTCGGCAAGGCAATGAAGCAGGTCGGAGCACAGCTCTTAGAAAGCGTCATCGAGCAAGAATTGAAGAAGCTCGAAGTTTATGTCCTGTCACTCGTTCATCAGCGTGCGGCTGGAGCTGCTGGAGATGCTGCTAAGATTGGGCAAGCAGTGGCAACGGCTGCTGTAATAAAGCCGATTCTAGCTTCTATGGCAGGTGCGGCTGGTTTTGAATCTGTCATGGAAGCCGTTCCATTTCCTGCGAACGTTGCTACTGCTCCTGTAGTTGGTATGGAAGCTTTTACGAGTGCTCTTGCTTTTGGCTCCGGTGGCAAAGTCCCTGGCTACGGGAACACTGACAGCGTAAATGCGATGTTGATGCCTGGGGAGACTGTCGTGAGCAAAGCACTGACATCACAAGTTGAGCGCTCGCAAGGCGGCGGAGGTAATGGTCATACAATTCAACACAACCCGACGTATCACGTCAGCATGATTGACGCCAGCGGCGTGCGAGGGATGTTGAAGCAGCACGATGCAGAGTTTCAGAAACACGCTGTACAGACGATGCGAAAGATGAACGTAAGGGCTTCAAGAGGATAATATGAGCATACCGATTCTGTCAAATTTCCCTATTGCGATGAGCAAGGGTTTGAAAAAGAATCCGATCTTTAACACTGTTGTGCAGCGGCCTGTTGCCGGCAAAGGTGTTGCGGCTGCAAGCCTGCAAGCCTATCCGACATGGACTTTTGAGTTTGACGCTGACCGCATTACAGGCAATGAAGCCACTGTCTCCTCTACGATCGCAACTTTCATGGGGCTTCACATGGCTTCGAACGGCCGAACATTCCCGTTCCTGTTCCTTGACCCGCAGGACAGCACTGTAACACAGAGCACAAGTGCAATGCTCAACGTCACCGCTGGAGCTGCTGCACCGATGGGACTGGAAGGTGATGGTGTGAGCACACAGTTTCAGCTTGCGCGCGTCATCGGCGGCACAGGGTATGACATCATCCAGAATGTTGTTGGCACTCCAGTAGTTTATGTCAACGGCAGTGCGACAGTTGCTTTCTCGATTTCCTCTACCGGAGTGATCACTTTCACTGTTGCGCCCGCGAGCAGCGCTGTGCTCACATGGACCGGAAGCTTTTACTTTTACGTTCGCTTCGATGAAGATGAGCTTGACTGCGTGCGTGTGTACACACAGAACTCCGGCACAGATATTTGGGATGTGAACGCAATCAAGTTCACCTCAGAGTTCATTCAATGAAAAGGCTAATGCCGCCATCGCTTGTGTCATACTTGCAGACTAATCCAAACTGCGAGCGCGGCGATTTGTTCATGATCACTCTGCCGACTGGTACAGTGTTCTATGCAACATCTGGGCAGTTGGACATCACTCTTCTGTGCGGCGGCTTGGTTAACGGAAATTTTGAAATTGCTGACAATGCAGCACCGCCATCTAGCTGGAGTCTGAACGCCTCTGCGAGTTTATCATATCTCACATCCGGCCAGCATGGCGGCACTCAATCCTTAGCAGTTGCAGCCACTGCATTGTACGGCGGAGTTTGTCAGACTGTCAGCACGCCTGCTGCTGCCGGACAGTTGATAAGTGTTAGCGGATGGTTCAAGACTGTTTCAGGAGCGTCAGCCGGAATTATCGTTCACTTTCTGGATTCAGGTGGAGGAATCATAGATCAGTTCTGGACTCCTACGGTGACTTCCAGTGCTTGGTCATTAAGTGCAGCTTCAAAAATAGCTCCGGCAGGCACCGTTGCACTGCATATTATCCCATGCCTTTTATCTGGAACGTCTGGTACTTTCTATTGCGATGACATTGTAGTTGGCACACCGGGTTGGACAGGTGCTCAGACTACATTCAAAGCGGCTACTTATGGTCGCTGGCAGCGCGGGGCAATCACGTCGGAGGCTTCTTTCAGTTGCTCAGCAAACACAATGACACTCGCGTGCATTGCTCAGCAGCCTGTTGCCTATCCAGGTTCTACAATCGGAATTCTGAATGCTGCATTTCATGGTCTGTTTGATGCTGCACTTGTGACTGTGTACACCGTCTACATGCCGACTTACGGAGACACGTCGAAGGGACTTGAAACAAAGTTTAGCGGAACCATCAAGAGCTTGGCAGACATCAACAGGATCAGCGCCGAGTTTGAATGTGCAGATGCCATGTACTTTCTGAACCAGAAAGTTCCAGCGCGCTTGTTCCAGAGCAACTGTCCGTGGGGTTTCTGCGATGTGAACTGCAATCTCAGTGCGCCAACATACACAACGAACTTTACCGCAAAGTCTGGTAGCACACAAGTTACGCTCACACCTGTTTCCGCATTCACGCAAGCTGCTGGTTGGGCAACACAGGGTGTGGTCAAGTGCACTGCCGGGGCAAACGTAGGGTTGAGTCAGACAGTTGTGCTACATGATGGTTCTGGCAATCTTCAGATGATGAACCCGTGGCTGCTGCCGATTACTGCTGGCGATACTTTCAGCGTAATTGCAGGCTGTCCTAAGACGCTCAGTGGGTGCAAGGCGCGGCAGACTGCTGCTGGTTCTTCCGTTGACAACTCTTTGTATTTCGGCGGCTACCCGTTCATTCCTCCGCCGACGAGTGCTATCTAATGCTTTACACAAAACAGCGCGCGGAGATCGTAAAAGAGGCTATGGAGTGGGTGAACACTCCGTATCGCGGATGGAGTCGGATGAAGCACTGCGGCGCGGACTGCATCGGGTTTGTTGCAGGTGTGTTCGTCAACACTGGACACATTACAGATGCAGAAGCCGCACAGTCAATCCCGAAGAGCTACAGCTTGCAGCACGGGCAGCATGAAGCCACAACAGAATACGTAGATGGCATTTTGAAGTTCATGCGAGAGATTTCAGAAAATGAAGTACTGCCTGGGGATGTGGTTATGTTCAAGATTGCTCTGGCATATGCACACTCGGCTATCGTTGTGAAGTGGCCGCTTGTGCTGCACAGTGTTGCACACGGCGGGGTAAAGTTAGCAGATGCAAAGAGAGCACCAATGCTTACCGGTAAGCCAGTGCGGTTTTTCACGCTTGAGAACGGACGTTAATTATGGGAATCTTTGGAGCACAGCAAGGTCACGGACCATCGCGGCTCTCTAATATACGTGTCACTGCTTCTTCGCAAGGGCGCTGTGTTCCGGTAGTGATGGGAACAGGCCGAATACATCAGAGCTTGTTGTGGACTGACGGACTTGTTTCTTGGAAGTTTGATGGCGGCAAGGGAGGCGGCAAGGGTGTATCAGAGTATGTATATGCGAGTGATGTTATCGCAGCACTGTGCAACGGCGGTTCGATAAAGTCTATTGGCAGTGTGTGGGACGGACAGTCATGGCTTAGCGCAAACTCAAACAATGATTCTGTCAGCATCGCGCAAGTGTATGCACCTTCAAATGCCGCTTTGCTTGTGGCAGATAACGGCGTATCTTTTGCGACAACATACAGTGGAAGTTACACTGATTACGGCGCACCGGCAGCAACAGTACTGAGCGGCACTGACTATGCTCCGCTGACTCTGGTTCCGTATGGCACAACACTTACAACAGGAAAGTACAGCGTCAATTCAGCTTCTATCGGAACGTTTGCAGTGACGGCTTGCGGCAACGCTTCAGCCGGCAGCACTGTTTACACCGGCACTTTCACTGGCGGAACGTCTCCATATGGATCTGGTGCAGCGAACGGATATGTCGGCTTCAGGTTCATCATCACCGGCTTTGCGAATGCGCTGAACAACGGAACGTTTCTCTGCACCGCTTCAGATGCTGCGAGCTTGACACTGAGCAATACAAATGGAGTGATGCAGTCTGCTACTGCAACAGCAGTTGAGACAGGCAACACATATCACTTCGCTACGGCAGATGTCGGCAAGACAGCTCAAATAAATTATCAGCTCTCTGTTCAGGAACTGAGATCGCAGGAAACAGACGTTATTCCGTCCGGACTTGAACTGACGGTCGGCGGTTCTTTCACTCCGACAACTGACTTGAGCGTAATCTGGTATGACACAAGCGGCACACCGCCGGCAAACGACCTTCAGAAACTTACGAACGTATCACCGAGCAGTCCGTCGGCGACAGGTCAATACAGTTTTACTACTCCGGGTGATGGCAGCACTGGTGGTGCAACTTACCATTTCTATTCCGGTGACGTTGGCAAAGAAGTCCTTATCACATGGAAGTACGAGAATCTCAGCGCTGCTCCTTCGAACGTTCCGAATCTTCTCAAGTTCGAACTCTTCGGAGGCGGCTTGGGGCAGAGCATTTGGCCGTTCATACTTTCTGGCGGCAAGGTCACTATCGGAACAAATGATGGTGGTCAAGCGCCGTACGAGCCAGCTTTTCCTGGAGCAGCACTCGGGTACAGCAACACAGCATACTTGGCGTATGGTCCGATGTCACTCGGAATGGCAGGAGAAATTCCTGACATCAACGTTGAAGTTTTTACAGCAGACGCATTCGGCGGCAATGTAGTGGACTGCAACCCCATTCAATGTGTCTTTCAAGTTCTTACGAACAATGTTTGGGGACTTGGTACCGGACCGGTTCCGTTTCCGACCTCAGCAATAGATAACGGAGCTTCCGGCACATGGGGAGGTGCTGTAGGAACGCCTGGGACACGCCAGGTTGGATCGACAGCATGGAACTGGTTTGCTGCTAACAACTTTTTCATAAGCCCTGTAATTGACTCGCAAGACTCCGCGGCATCACTGATCGGAAAGTGGCTTGAAGCCGGACAAGTCAAAGCCTTCATGTCCGAGGGATTGCTCAAGCTTGTTGCTCTCGGAACACAGAGCTGTGCAGCTAATGGATGCACTTGGGTTGCTCCGCCTTCCGCTGTTGCGTCTCTTGACGACACTTGTTTTGTGAAAAAGGAGGGTGAGGCACCTGTCAAGATTTCACGCAGTGACTACCAAGATGGTTGGAATCAGGTTCAGGTTGATTTCAGCAACCGTCTTTCGCAGTACAGCAATGAGTTGCTTCAAGAATCTGATCAGGCAAGCATCAATCGTTGGGGACAGAGAACTGAAGGCTCGCAGAGTTTGGATTTCGTTTGCACTTTGCCAGCAGCTCTTTTCTCTGCGAACATGCGCCTGAAGCGCGGAATGAATATCCGCAACAGTTACAAGTTCACGCTGCCGTTCACCTACAGTTACCTTGAGCCGATGGACTTGGTTAACATTACAACATCATCTGTCTGGGCAGCAGGGCTGAACAATGTGAATCTCGGCATTACGAACTTAGCTGTTCGCATCACAAAGATTGTAGATGATCCGATTACCGGACTTGAAATCGAGGCAGAGGACAGCTTGTTTTATGCTGCACTCCCATCACTCTTCAACAAAGATTTGTCGTCAGGTGTGAACATCATTGATGTGTATGCACCGCCTGGAAGCTCTGAAGTTGTGATGTTTGAAGCTACAAGCCGTCTGACTGGTCAAGTCGGCAACCAAATATGGATTGGTGCTTGCGGCACGTCAGCTGACTACGGAAGCACGAACATCTGGGTATCGCAAGACGGAATAAAGTACCTTCAAATCGGAACGATTCAGCAAGCCGCGAGGCTTGGCACGCTTGACACAACATTCGGAAGTGGCAGTGATCCTGATGAGAACAATGAACTCATTGTGGACATGGCTGACAACAGCGCCGCGCTCGACGCCGGCTCTTCAACAGATGCCGATTCCAATGTAACGATGTGCTTTGTTGATGGCGAAATCATCGCGTATTCTTCTTGTGCCATCAGCGGACAAGGGCAGTACACAATGAACCTTGGCGCACCGTCTGTTGCAGGCTACATACGCCGTGGTCAGATGGGGTCTACGATCAACTCTCATGCAAGTGGCACACTGTTCCTGCGCCTTGACAATTCAATTTTCAAGTGGACTTATGATCCGAACTTTGCAGGGAAGACACTGTACTTCAAGTTCCAAGCAGTGAACCGATTCGGGAACACGGCGCAAGACCTGAGCACACTGACTGCTGTTACGTTCGTTGTGCCTGGGCAGAATCCAGGGACGATTGATGCATCAAGCGGCTTAGTGCTCGCAAACAATTTTGATCGTGGTGCTGGACCGCTTGGTTGGGCTCCGGTAATCACAACGGTGTAACACTTTAGAGACAAGAGGGAGCAACTAACATGGCAAGCACAGCGGCATTCACAGATCAGGCAAAACAGGATTTTCTCAACGGCGTGCACCAACCTGGGGACACATACAAAGTGGCTCTCTACGTTGCTGCAGCCGCATTGGACAAGACTACGACAGCATACTCTTCTTCCAATGAAGTCACGAACAGTGCAGGCACTGCTTACATTTCCGGTGGCGCAACTCTTGCAGGCTTCGCAGTCGGCATTGATGGTGACACGGCCTATATGACGTTCACCAATCCGACGTGGGCAAGCAGCACTCTGTCCAACGTTGTAGCGGCGCTGATTTATAACTCCAGTCGGTCAAACAAAGCTATCGCAGTGTTGACTTTTTCGAGCACTTCAACCAGCAACGGCACGTTCACACTTGTGCTGCCTGCTACATCAGGGGCGCGGACCATTTCTATCGCGTAAGAAAGAAATTTCATGGCGATAGCAAATGTACAATCTAAAACAGTTGCGACTGGGTCGGGGGCAGCCTCCGCCACAGCGACTGGCTATGCTTATGCTTCAAATACTACTGCCAACAATCTTCTTGTTCTCATAGTTAGCGCACTTGCTAACTGGTCCTCTGGAGGAAGCGCAGTGCCAGCAATCAGTACTCCTTCCACCGCGGGGTTCACGTGGACGGAAGTAGATACTGCATTCTACACTGACGCAACAGGCGAACAGGCAGAGCGCATAAGCATTTACTACATTGCCAATGCTGGCGCGATGGCGTCTACACTGAACACTTCAGTGACTGCCACGCGTAGCGGTGCTGATAGTGTCACTGTTTCTTTTGCTGCTTATGAGTTTTCTGGCATTCAGACGTCTGCGCCATTAGATACCTTTGCCGCCATAAACAGCAGCACCTCATCGCCAATCAATGCCGGAACTCTTAACACTGCTGGGGTATCTCTAGTTATCGCTGCTTGTGTTTCTGAGGGTAGACCTACGACAGGATCAGGGTTCACCTCCGCTATAGCAAAAGAGCAGTATGCACTGAACGTTGCACAGGGAAGTGCAGTTGCCACAGCATTCGCTGGTACGAATGGTTATGGTGCAGCGATAGCGTGTGACTTTCTTGCATCAGCAAGCGGCGGAGCAAGTGCAAGCCCTACCGGTGTCACTGCAACCAGTTCAGTAAATGCACCGACGACCACTGCCTCTAGTTCTGCATCACCAGTGCGTGTCAGTGCAACAAGCGGTGTTGGTGCTGCATCCGCAACAGGAGCAAACGCTGGATCCGCAGCACCGTCTGGTGTCACTGCTGTCAGTTCAGTCCATGCTCCAACCGTAACTGCTGACTGCTCTGCTACGCCTCTCGGTGTTTCTGTGCAGAGTGCAGTCGGCTTTGTTCTTGTACAGAAATTCGGAGGCATCAACATCGGCACAGCAGTCGCTGGATCAAGCTTGAAGCCGTCAGCCGTGAATGCTACATACTTCTATTTCAGAGCGACAGGATACCTCATCCCGCAAGTGACCGGCAAGTACACGATTGGCTGCAACTACTCGGGTGGCTGCAATCTTTTTATCGGACCGCGGCAGATCATTTCTGATCTTGCAAGCAACCAGACGCCGAATGCTACGGCAGCCTACGTGAACGCAGATTACATCATGCTGACGGCTGGCGTGATTTATCCGATCATCGTTGAGTGGCAGAATTCTACCGGCTCACCATATGAACTCCAAGTTCTCTGGACACCGTTTAATGAACCGACACAATTCATCGCACAAGATTTTTTGTCGGACAGCTACGGAGCGGTGACCGGAACACTGAGCTGCTCATGGTGGAATGGCACAGCAAGCTTGTGGTACCCGACTGGCAGTGCAGTCGTTGATTTGACGAATCAGTCTGTGCCGAACACGCCGCTGAATTCCAATGGACAGCTTGCCTCACAATTGAAGAGTAACCCGATTTCTTCCACTGGAGCATTCACTGGACCGAACCCGCTGACACAAAGCAGCACGAGCAAAACAATTAACGTTGCAGCAAGCACGATTGTCTTCGGCAGCCATTCCGTAACGTACTCTTCCGGCACTGTGACGCCTGCAAATTACGGTCTCTATTATGTTTATGCAGATGACCCGACCTTTGCAGGTGGTGCAGTGACTTACGTTGCAACGACAAACCCGCTAGACATCTACTCGAATGACGGCAGACTTTATTTCGGGTCCATTCAAATAGTTGCAGCGGGCGTGGTTGCTCCGACGATTTCAAGTGTGTCCCCTGTTTCCGGTGTATCAGGAACGTCTGTGACAATCACCGGCACAAACTTTGGAGCAACACAGAGCACAAGCACCGTCACAGTCGGTGGTGTTGCAGTCTCAACGTACAGCTCATGGAGTGCAACATCAATTGTTGTGATCGTACCAGTGACGGCTGCAACAGGCAACATTATTGTGACAGTCGGCGGTTATGTCAGTAACGGTGCAGCGTTCACAGTCTCTGGCACTGGTGGCGGTTCTGGCGGTGGTGGCGGTTCACACGGCGGCGGCGGCGGCGGACATTCAATAACGTAACGGAGGGATTATGGAAAACAAAATTGAAATTGCTGTTGAAGTTATAAAAGTTGAGCACATCGCCAACACGCTTGTTGCCGTGACTCTGCGGTGCTGTGGTGATGAGAGCACAGACTCCGTGCACACTTTTGAAGTGAGTGGAGAGCACACAGAGGCAGACCTGCAAGCATGGCTGGACAGTCGCCATGCACATGTGCGAGGACAGTATCACAAGCGGGAAGCAGCCAAAGACTTTTTCATTAAGATGAGCACTAGCACTCAAAAAAGTTAACCCAACTCACCCAGGCTCGCCTAATACATGAGTACCTTGAAAATAATCCCGCTTGAGTTACGCGACCTGAATGAGTTGGTGGCGCGTCTGCATCGCCATCACAAGCCCGTGCAGGGGCATCGATTTTCTGTGGGCGTGGAGTTGGGTGGAAAGACGGTCGGCGGGGCATCTGTGGGCAGACCTACGGCGAGATTGACTGACCAGAGGACCGTGTTGGAGGTCACGCGATTGGTCACAGATGGGACAAAGAACGCTTGCTCTGCCCTCTACGCGGCAGCAGCTCGCATCGGCAAGGAACTTGGCTACAAGCGCATCCAGACCTTTATTCTTGACTCCGAACCAGGCACATCATTGAAGGCGGCAGGATGGAAGTTCGAGCAAGAAAGCGGCGGCGGGGACTGGACGAGTGAATCAAAGCCGAATCGCAGACAAGACCAGCCCCAATGCCGTAAGCAGCGGTGGGGAAAGGAACTTACATGAAGCCGGGGAGAAAACAGTGAACGAAGAAATCGGAATGCGAATCAGAAGTACAGCCCCAGTTGTTTTGTTCTGCACCTGCTTGAGCACAACCACACCACAAGAACTGAGTGACAAACTTTATGCGGCAATCGGCTTGGACGTGCCGCACGACCATATCTCGATTAGCGTCAGCGAGAAGCACAACTCAAGTGCGCTCATTTTGCTTGACCGCTCGATACTTGCGCCGTTTATAGAGATGTGCCTAAAAAGTGTTGGCGAGACGATCAAGATCGCACCGGCAAAAGTGATGGCTGAGAAGAGAGCCGAGAAGCAACGCGAGCAGTTCAAGGTTACAAAGCGGATGCAGCGGGCAAACGGTCTGACGCCGACAGTCACAAAGCGGATGGACCGGAGCCAGTGCAGCTCAACTATAGGGGACATGGTGCTGAGCAAGGCTTGACACTCCCCACGCCTAAAGGCGGGGGATTCTTGGTTCAACCAGCGTTGCTGGCTTTCGCCAGACTGACACACTGTCCGCAAGCGTTTATCCTCTCGGCGTGCCCCGCCGCGAGGGTTAGTTCGGTGCAACATTTGCTTAGG